ATCGAAATCTTGCATACGCAAAATTGAGACATGGGGGTATAGATATCGATATCGATAACCAAACAACAACAAAATGGAACTAATAACTTTCGTTCTTGGACTCGTTTCAGGAATTTATATAACAACACAAATTGAAAAAAAAATAGAAATTAAAATTAAGGAAAATGAAAAATCTAAAACTAAAAACTTACAAAATAAAAGACCTGATTCCAGCAGAGTATAACCCACGAAAACTCTCAAAAATACAGGAACACGACCTGACTGAATCACTAAAAAAGTACGGATTGATAGACCCAGTCATCGTAAACATTAACAAAGACAGAAAAAATATAATTATCGGTGGACATCAACGAGTGAAAGTTTGGGAAAAACTCGGAAACGAAAACGTAGAATGTGTAGAATTAAATTTAACGATCGAAGACGAAAAAGAATTAAACGTAAGATTAAATAAAAACACAGGAAGTTTTGACGAGGATTTATTAAAAGAATACTTTCAATATGACGAACTAATAGAATGGGGTTTTACACCAGACGAATTATTCATACAAGACGAAAAAATTACAGACGGAAAAATAGGAGACGATGAGATTCCAGAGAAAGTAGAATCAAGAGTTAAGTACGGACAAGTATGGAAACTCGGAAACCACAGATTAATGTGTGGAGATTCTACAAAAAGTAAAGACGTCGAAAAACTAATGAACGGAGAAAAAGCAAGTTTAATTTTTACAGACCCACCATACGGAATAAGTTATACAGGAGCGGGAGGAACAGCGGAAGATAAAAGATGGGAAATGATACACGGAGACAACCTAAGAGGTGAAGCGTTATATAAATTACTACGAGATTCGTTTGAACAACTTTACAAACACTCAAAAGAAAACCCAGCGGTCTATGTATGGCATAGTTTTTACACACAAATGATTTTCGAACAAGCGTTAATAGACACAGGATTTCAAGTTAAAGAACAACTGATATGGAATAAAGGAATGAGTTTAAGTGGAGCAGATTATCAGTACGCACACGAAACATGTTTTTATGTAAACAAAAAAGGGAAAAAAAATAATTGGTTCGGAGACAGAAAACACAAAACAATTCTCAGATATGAAAATCAAGATTTAAAAAGATTTAAAAAAGACGAACTGATACAAATGATAACAGCAATGACAGACGAAACTACAGTTTGGGAAATCAAAAGAGACAGCGTACAAACATACATACACCCTACACAAAAACCAGTCGACCTGTGTCTGAAAGGACTAATAAACAATACAGAAAGACAGGAAATAGTTATGGATTTATTTTTGGGGTCAGGAAGTACACTTATAGCGGCAGAAAAAGTAGATCGTAAATGTTACGGAATGGAACTCGACCCAAAGTACGCAAGTTTAATAATAGAAAGATACGAACAATACACAGGAAACAAAGCTGAAAAATTAGCGTAAAAAAAAAGGTCGTAGTGGAAACGACCCTTAATCGAGTGCCTTATCAAACACTCTTAATAAAAAAGAACTATCGAATCACAAAGATAATAAAAAATGTCAAAAGGAAGAAAAAAAATACCAACAAAAATAAAAGAAATGCAAGGGACCAAATACCCTTACAGACAAGTGGAAAACGAAATGACACCATCGTTGTACGAACACATACCAGACCCGCCAGAATGGTTATCAGAAATTGGAAAACAGGAATTTGTAAAAGTCACCGAACAATTATTTAACCTACAAATGCTACATCATATAGACATAAGATTGATAGAAGCATACGCAAACGAAATGAGTTTATATATTGAGACGGAACAACTACTAAGAAAAAAAGGACGGATACAAGCGTTCACAAATGCAGACGGAACACTAAAACACGCACAAGCAGTACCACATCAGAAAATAGCAAAAGACGCACTAAGTGCAGCAATGAAAATTGCAACACAATTCGGATTGACACCTACAGCAAGGACCAGCATATCGTCACCACAAGTAAATAATAATACACAAATAAATAATTATTTTGACTAAATATTACTACGACAAAAAAGACGCAGACAAAGCAGTAGGTTTTATAGAAACTTTTATAACACATACAAAAGGAGAGCTCGCAGGTAAACCACTAATACTCGAACCATGGCAGAAAAAAATAGTACAAGATATTTTTGGATGGAAAAATAAAAAAACAGACCTAAGAAAATATAGAGTAGTTTTTATATCCGTACCTCGAAAAAACGGGAAATCGACACTCACCGCAGCAATAGGATTGTATTTATTATTTGCAGACTCAGAAAGAGGATCGGAAATATACTCAGCAGCTGCAGACAGACAACAAGCAGGAATCATGCACGAGATATCAAAACAGATGATTCTAAACAATCCAGAACTTTCAAAAAGAGCAAAAATATTTAGAAACTCAATAACCAACGAATCAAAAGGAAATTTTTACCAAGCAATAAGTTCAGACGCTAACACCAAACACGGATATAATGCTAACGGAATTTTATTTGACGAACTACACGCACAAAAATCCAGAGAACTTTGGGACACATTATTGACAAGTACAGGTAGTAGAAGACAACCAATGACTATAGCTATAACAACAAGTGGATACGACAAACAAACAATATGTTATGAAATATACCAATACGCAAAAGATGTACGAGACCAAATAATAGAAGACGATTCTTTCTACCCTGTGATATATGAATCAGACCCAGACGCAGACATACAAGACGAAGAAACATGGAAACAAAGTAACCCAAACTATGGAGTGAGTTTGAAAAAAGAATACATGGAACGAGAAAGTCAAAGAGCCACAGACACACCCACATACCTGAACACCTTTCGTAGATTACATTTGAATCAGTGGACCGACTCAGATGTAGCATGGATTGGACACAAAGAATGGTTATTATGTAAAGAAAAAATAAACTATGACGAACTAAAAGGTATGAAATGCTGGGGTGGATTAGACTTAGCAAGTACAAGAGACATCTCGGCATTCGTATTAGTATTTAAAAAAGACGAAAAATTTATAATACTACCGAAGTTTTTTATACCTGAAGACAACGCATATAAAAGATACGAAAAAGATAAAATAGATTATCCGACATGGATACGGCAAGGATACATAGAAGGAACAAACGGAGACGTCTGTGATTACGAATACATAAAAAAAACAATAATGGATTTAGGAGAAAAATATAACATACAAAGTATTTCGTACGATCGTTGGAATGCAACCCAGTTAGTTTTATCACTACAAGACGAAGGATTTGAAATGGATGGATTCGGTCAGGGGTATCGTAGTATGTCCGCGCCGACCAAAGAATTTGAAAAACTAATTTTAGGACAACAAATTATACACGATGGAAACCCAGTCATGACTTGGATGATGAATAATGTTTCAATAATGGAAGACCCAGCTGGAAACATAAAATGTGCAAGAAATAAATCTAAAGAAAAAATTGACGGAGTCATAGCAACGATAATGAGTCTTGGAAATTTCATGACACAAGAGGACATAGATAGCGTTTACAATCAAAGAGGACTACTAATAATATGATAGAAAAAAACATTTTAATATTACTACGAGCTGATGGTTTCGTAAGAAAATTTTGGGAAAAAACAAAAAACCACAAAACCTACAAAGCTGCTTATGAAGAATTAGAAAAAGAATATGAAGGGTATTTTGGACAACGAAGATACTCAGATTATAATAGTTTTAGAATTTGTAGAGACAGGCTTACTAAAAAAAATAAAAACTAACAAATAATATACAAAAAATATTAAAGTTTTTTTTGGGTTTTTTCTAACCAAGTGATTTCCGTTTGTGCAATTATCTCATAAAAGTAAACAAATGATAAGCGAGACAACACTAAACACGGGAAATCGAAGCTTTGACCCCAAAAAAACGATTTAACAAAAAGATACAAAGTTGCACATATTTTCGTTTTTCATCGATTATAATTGCAAATATTTTTAATTAAAAATCTTTCAAGTGGGAATAATCGACAATATTGCTAACTTTTTTCGTCCGCAAAAAGAAGAAAAAAGACACGTAAATTACTTTACTACACTAAATCAAACACAAAATTATAGTCAAGATAGCGCACTAACTTTCACTGCGGTCTGGGCAGCGATAAGATTATTGTCAGAATCTATATCTTGTTTACCACTTTCAGTTTATAAAAAAGAAAAAAACGGAGACAAAACCGAACTAACTGAAGACCCTGTTTGCTACTTATTAAAATACAGACCAAACACATACCAAAACAAAGTTACCTTTTTAGAAAAAATTATGACGGATTTACTATTGGACGGGAACAGCTATGTCCACATAGTTAGGAATAGGAATGGAAGACCAGTGGAATTACTACCATTGAAGTACGCAAACATGAATACAATACTAAAAGATAACCGATTATTTTATCACAACGAACAGGTTAATATGACGATGGATAGCGAGGATGTATTGCATTTCAAACTAATAACAGATGAAGACGGGTACACTGGTCTTTCTCCTATCGAACAATGTAAAAGAGCAATAGCATGGGGATTGGATTTAGAAAAATATGGAAAATCATTTTTTGAAAACGGAGCAAAACTTTCAGGTGTATTGGAATCCGATCGTAGTTTGAGTACAGAAGCGATAGAACGTCTAAGAGTAAGTTTCAACGACAACTATTCAAAACTAAAAGGTGCAAATCAAACAGCGGTATTAGAAGAAGGACTAAAATACAAACCGATACAAATATCACCAGACCAAGCACAATGGTTAAATTCAAGACAATTTTCGATTGAAGAAGTTTGTAGAATTTTTAATTTACCACCACATTTATTAAAAGACCTTTCAAAATCAAGTTTCAACAATATAGAAATGCAGTCACAGGAATTTGTTTCATATACATTGATGCCATACCTACAAAGAATAGAATTAGAAATGAATATAAAACTATTCAGAAAAACAGAGGTCGGTAAAAAATATGTAAAATTTAATGTAAACGGACTACTAAGAGGAAACATAAAAGATAGAGCAGAGTTTTATAATAAGATGATTAACTCAGGGGTGATGAGTGTTAACGAAGTCAGAGCAAAAGAAGAACTAAACAGAGTAGAAAGTGGAGATAAACACATCACACAAATGAATATGACAACACTGGAAAAAATAGGTACAGATGCCAGCAATTAAGTGTGACAACGGAAAATGGAAGTGGGGTGAAAACGGGTCTTGTATTTATGATACAGAACAGGACGCAAACGATGACAACGAAAACTACTACAGAGATTTAAAAGACATCGACTTGACACCCACACAGGGAATGATAGAAGAAGCAAAAAAAGGATTAGAATGGAGAAAAGAGTTCGGTAGAGGTGGAACGGAAGTAGGAGTTAGAACAGCGAGAATGATAATAAACAACGAACTAACTATACCGAGAATAAAAAAAATGTACGCATACTTTTCAAGACACGAAGTAGATAAACAAGCTGAAGGTTTTGATTCTGGTGAAGACGGATACCCATCAGCGGGTAGAATCGCATGGGCACTTTGGGGTGGAGACGCAGGTCAGTCATGGAGTACAAAAAAAAGAAATCAAATAAATAATGAGATGGAAAAAAACGACTTAGACAAAAGACACATAAAAAAAGTAATAGAGGATGACGAAACCATAACAATAATATATGGTAAAAGTCAAGAGTGGGAAGGTATAGATATAGATATGGAAAACGAACCTGAAGAAATAATTGACGGACCAGAAGAAATCATTACAGAAAATTACTACGATGACGAAGACAAAAAAAATGAAAGAACAAAAAAAGTCTGGGACAAAAAAAATAATAATATAACTATGGAAAAAAGAGTATTTAATATAGAAAGTAGAATAGAAGAATCTGAAGACAAAAACCTCAGAGTCGTAGGACACGCAAGTTTATACAATACACGAAGTGAGGATTTAGGTGGATTTTATGAATACATACAAGAAGGAGCTTTTACACCAGAACTAATTGCAAAATCAGATGTTCGAGCGTTGATAAACCACGATCCAAATCTCGTTCTTGCACGTAGCACGGCAGGAACACTAACATTAACCGCAGACCAAAAAGGACTAAGATATGAATTTCCAATACCAAACACTACATACGGAAACGACTTAGCAGAAAATTTACGAAACGGAAACATTACACAAAGTAGTTTTGCTTTTACCGTTGGAGCAGATGAGTGGTCAACCGATGACGAAGGTAGAGACGTTAGAACGATTACAAAAATAGACAGACTATATGACATTAGTTCTGTGACATACCCAGCTTACCAACTTGCGGAATCAGAATTATTAGTAGCGAAAAGAGGACACGCTGCATACAAAGACAAAATCGAAATGAAGAAAGAAGAAACATTTTTAGTACAGAGGTCACTCGCAAAACTGAAAATAGAATTAGCTAAAAGAAAATAAATATTAATCAAATTAAATTAAAAACAGATGAAAAATAGTTTAGAACTTAAAGAAATGCGTTCAGACCTAATTTCAAAATTAGAAGTTATGAAAGTAACTGCTGAAAATGAAGAAAGAGACTTAACGCAGGACGAAAACAATGAAATGGATTCAATATTATCAAACATCGATGATATGGATGCAAGAATTAAAAGAGCAGAAAAAATTGAAAAACAACTAAGAGACGCAGCAATGGTTTCTGGTGGAACAACAACTTCAGAAAAAGAGGATAAAGACGTAAGAAATTATTCTTTCCAAGAAGCTATGAGACAAGCATACACTGGTGAACTTTCGGGATTGACTAAAGAAATGGACCAAGAAGCACGTTCAAAAGCGAGATACACAGGACAAACTTACAAAGGTCTAGCGGTTCCAAAAATGGTTTTAGAAGCAAGAACAGCGGTAGAGCACACAGCAGTAGATTCATCAAGAACAGAATCTTTTACTGACCAATTAATTGCAAACTCAGTTTTAGCATCAGCAGGAGCAAACTACTACACAGGAGTAGAAAATATTAAGTTTCCAGTACTAAGTGGTATAAACTCAGGATTCCAACCAGAATCTGGTGGATCAGCTTTAACACCGACAGGAACAGCATCAAGTGTAACATTAGACCCAAAGAAAATTATTTCTGTGGTAAATGTTTCAAATGAAGCATTAGTACAAAACGCAAGTTTAGAAGCAGCACTAAGAAGAAACATGGCAGCTTCCATTAACGCAACTTTAGAAAGCGCATTATTAACTGCAGGATCTGACGTAACAAACGGACCAGCATCTATATTTACTGACGCATCAGCTGGTTCAACAGCAGCGTTTAGTGGAGCAACAGCGGTAGCTTTAGAAGCGGATGTATTAGGAAACAACGTATCATTAGAAGGTGGTAGATTTGCATACTTAGTAGACGCAGAAGCTTACTCAGCAATTAAAGCAGCGGATTTAGTTTCTGGTGTAAGTGCAGCATACGATCCTAACGACAGAAGAACAAACGGATACTTTACATTCTTTAGTTCTAATGTAGGAAACGGAGGTACAGCATCTAAAGACCACGTTTTATTCGGTGATTTTTCGAAAGTACACATAGCACAATTTGGTGGTTTGGACTTTCTTTATGACCCATACAGCAACGCAGCTACAGGTGAACCAAGAATGATTGTAACTTCTTTAGTAGATGGAAAATGTGTACAAAACGCATCAGTTCTATCCTCACTTATAGAAGCATAATAATTAATTAAAATAGAAAGGGGTGGGAATGCCTACCCCTTTTTTTTAACCAAATCAAATGAAAAGTTATATAGTAAAAACATTTCCGACAGACAACGGACCAGTCATATCGCTAAGTGAAGCAAAACTACATTTAAGAGTAGACAACACAGCGGAAGACACATTGATAACAAATCTGTGTTTAGTAGCAACACAAGCAGCACAAAACTATACAAACAGATTTTTTATAAATCACGTTTTGTCAATGAAATGTGACACATGGGAAGAAACGAAAGTTTTGTACGGATCACCTTTTGCAAGTATGACTTCAGTACAATACTACGATAAAGACGATGTACTACAAACATGGGACGCTTCAAATTATACTATTGATGGAACTGCGCAACCGCCAAGATTTTTCGCATTACCAGATAAGTCATACCCAGATTTATCAGGTAGAAAAGGAGCGATAACTTTAACATACACTATAGGATATGGAGCGACAGCAGCGGGAACACCACAAGCGATAAAACAAGCTTGTTTATTAATTATAGGAAATTTTTACGAAAACAGACAAGAGGTCGTTATAGGTAGAATAGCAACGGAAGTGCCTAAATCAGCACAATACTTATTAGACCAATACAAAATACAAGTATGGTAACAATAGGAGAATTAGACAGAAGGATACAAATTCAAGTACGAGAGTCACAAATAGATGCTTGGGGTGGATACACATTTCAATGGTCAGACAGCGTACTCGTATGGGCAAAAAAATTTACTAAAAGTGGAAAATTTACAAATGAATCAAACGAAAATGTAGCGACACAAAATGTTTTCTGGACAATAAGAGACCCAGAAATATCAGGATTTGGAGCTGCAAATTATAGAATAATGTATAACAATTTAATATACGAAATAGATAGTATAGAACCAATCGAAATGAGAGACAGATATTACGAAATACAAACAACTCAAAAAGACAATACATCAGGGAACTAATGAGTGAAAATAGTGTAAGAGTAAAAATAGCAAACCAACAATCAATAGTAGAACTATTTGATGGACTGGCAAAAGGAGTTAACAAAACAAATACATGGCAAAAGTTTTGGAGACTAAATGTAAAACCTTTTATAGAAGCCGCTCAAAGAAAAGTACCAGTGAGTGGTGAACCACATCAATTTGACTTTGCTTCAAAAGGAGAAATGACTATACAGCCAGGAACTTTGAAAAAAAGTATAGGATATTTTACAACGAGAATAAGAAAAAAAGAATGGTTAGGTGGATATGTAGGACCACGAGTGAAAGGTAGATTTAAAAATGAAAAGGGTGGATGGTACGGAAATTTTGTAGAATACGGAAACGAAGTAAAACACTTCGGTAGAGCTAATAGATACGCAGGAAAAAAGTATATGGAACCAGCTTTCAACGAACAAAAAACTACAGTTTTATCAAACTCAATGAGGGACGCAGTAAAAATATTTGAAAAGGAAGCAAAAAGATGGGCAAAGAGAACAGAACAATATGGAATATTAGGTAGATAATGGACGTAGGAAAAGCAATATATCAAATATTACAACAATCAGCGGTAGTAGGTACTTATGAAGCGTCAATACACCCACTGGTAGCTAAGGAAACGACAAGATTCCCTTTTGTGGTTTACGAAGTTACACAAGACGACCCGACAGATACAAAAGACGGACAAAGTAACTTAGACACATACCGAGTAGATATTTTTGTTTACTCAACTGAATACAGCAATACATGTTTAATTTCAAACGCAGTTAGAGGTGTATTAGATAGAGCGCCTACATACCCATATACAATATACAACGGAGTCGTACTACAAAGCATTTCATTTCAAAACATAACAGATGAATTTGAACCACAAAGTGGTGGTAGAGGTATATTCAGACAACGATTAGAATTTGAGGTCAGAGAAATAAGACAAACAGAATAACTAAAATTAAAAAAAATGAGATATAAATTATTAAAAGATTGGGAGAGTAAAAGACACGGAAAAACAATTAAAGCAGGAGTTTACGTAATCATTACGATCGAAAAAGAATTAGAATACTTGATAGAAAATGAACTAATAGACAAACCGAAAAAAACCAAAAAAAAGAAAAAGAAGGTAGAAATAGAAACAGAAATTATTAATAATAAAAATTAGAAAACAATGGCAATTTTAAATGGAACAGACATTAAAGTGTACGATAGTACTACTAACATTTTAGTAGCTTTCGCACAAAACGGCACTATAAACGTAAACCATAGTGTAAGAGAAATTACGAATAAAGAATCGAATGGATACAAAGAAGTTTTAGAAGGACTGAGAGATTTTACAGTTTCTTTAGATGGAGCTTATGCATGGACAGACGCAGGTGGATCGGCACTAACAAACGGAGCAGACGATTTACTTTTAACAAACATCATAACAAACAGAGTAGCTTTGACAATTAGATTTGGAAACACGGGTGGAGCTACAGGAGACACATACTACGAAGGAAGTGTATTCTTAGATTCTTTTTCGGTTACAGCGCCGACAGAAGACACAGCGACTTATAGTTTAAATTTTACAGGTACAGGAGCAATTACGCAAAACGTATCATAATAATTTGGTGAAGCAGGGGTTCTTTCTTTTTCTTGATTGGACCCCCTGTGGAACCAATAATAACAATTAAAAAAAGAAAAGAAATGGAATACGATATTATAAAAATAGGAGACCACACTCATTGTATAAAATTTGGATTCAACGCACTGAGAAAATACAGTTTAATGACGAACACAAAACTTTCAGAATTAGAAAAACTCGGATCAGACATGGATTTGAATAGTGCATTGACATTATGTTTTTGTGGAATACAAGACGGATACAGAGCGGCAGGGAAAAAATTTAATTTAACAATAGACGACTTAGCAGATCAGTTTGACGGGAATTGGGATAGTTTGGAAAGTGTATTTACAACATTAGCAAAACACATGACAGACGGATTCGATACCGAAAAAAAGAAGAAGCCCAAGACAGCGAAGTAGACGAACTGACTTGGGGTCGAATATTTGAAATAGCACTCGGAGAAATGGGTCTACAACCAGAAGAATTTTTAGATATGTTACCAAAATATTTCTGGAGAAAAATGAACGGGTTTTATAATATAATAAACCTAAAAGAAAAACAGGATTGGGAAAGATGTAGGTGGCAAACAACAATGTTATTAAATGTACACACACAAAAAGGAAGAACGATAAAACCAACTGAACTGATAGAATTTGATTGGGACAAAGAAGACAAAGAAAAACAGAAAATAGACTATCAAGAGTTAAAAAGGAAAGCAGAATATGTTAAAAAACTACACGAACATAAACTAAATAAAAATGGGGAGTAAAGCGATAGGTTTATTGACAATGGTTTTTGGAGCCGACATGAAAGGTTTCAACAAAGCCATGACAAAAGCAGAAAAATCACTAAAGAAATTTAGTAGAAATATGAAACGGGCTGGTAAACAAATGACAACCAACCTAACAATGCCGATACTTGCAGTCGGTGGAGCAGCCGCAAAACTCTCGATGGACTTTGATACGTCAATGACAAAAATAACTACACTCGTAGGTATAGCAGACGATGAAGTACAAAAAATGAAAAAAAGTGTTCTCGACCTTTCTATGGAGACAGGACAGGGACCACAACAATTAGCAGAAGGTTTATTCTTTTTAACATCAGCGGGACTACGAGGTGCAAACGCACTCGAAACATTAGAACAAGTTTCAAAAGCGTCAGCGGCAGGACTCGGAAACATGGAAGATTTGTCAAGAGCGGTAGCAGCAGCACAGAACGCATACGGAATAGAGACACTAACCGCTTCCAATGCTTTAGATATTTTTGGTGGAATGGTACAAACGGGTATGTTCAAAGCAGAAGAATTAGCAGGAGTACTCGGAGAAAACTTAGGACTGGCAGCGAACTTAGGAATATCGTTTGAAGAAGTCGGAGCGTTTATTTCTACATACACAAAAGTA